AGGCATATGGGCAGGCATATGGGCAGGCATATGGGCAGGCATATGGGCAGGCTGAGCGGTAGCCGCACGGCCCTCGCGCCTGCACCCTTTTGGTGCGGCCTCGCCACCATTGGTCCCACATGGTTCCACTATGGCACGCACTACATGGTTCCATTGTGGCACGCTGTGTGCAACCTGTGGGTAAGCGCCTGTGCGTAACCTGTGCGCGCCTATGTGCGTAACCTGTGGATAACTCGACGCGGGGGCGGGGGCCTGCGCGGCTTTGCGAAACCGCCGGGTTACCACTCCGCCTTGCGAAAAGGTACTTTTGGGTACTATCACACACGACTGGGCTACTCTTCAGGGTAGCGTAACTGCTTGATACCACTGAGGAAACCACATAATGGCCGAAAAGAGTAAAGGTTTGACGGGTCGGCCCTCCAAAAAGGCCCTCGCGGCGACCAAACATATGACCAAAAGGGAGCAATCTAGCGCCCTAAAGGAGTTTAGGCAACGTCTACTCCTCAATCCGAAGTCCCCTATGCTTATAGAGAAGATGTTTGACATGGCCTTCGACGACGAACACAAGAACCAAGCGGTTGCCATGAAGCTACTGGCCGACCGTTTGATGCCACTGGCCGGCTTCACGGCTGACGGGAAGGCTAATGCGGCTGTGTCTATTAATATCACTGGTCTTAACAACGACGCTGGCGTCACCATTGACGGGAGCACGGGGGAACCCGACGATGACTACTGAGTTAGAGCCAATAGAGTCGCAGGCTAAGCGTAAGCGCTACTACGGGGATGATGCAGTTAACGTAGCCGCTGGTTTCTACAAGTACAGAGGCGTAATAGACCCCATAGCCCGCCATATCATCAGCGAAGAGGGGTTTGTACCGGGGACGTACAAGGATTCCAAGGGGATTCTGACGGAAGGGGTCGGGATAGCGGACCCAGAGCTGATGGGTAAGAACTTCTTTACGGAAGTCATGCCGATATACATAGGCAGGGCGCAGGAGACTACCAAGAACTACGCTGTGTTACCAGAAGAACAGCAGTCTGCTATAGTCAGTATGGCCTACCGGGGCGATTGGGGCGCTGAGACCAAAGGGCACCTAGCCAAAGGGGACCTCAAGGCCGCCGCTAAGGAGTATCTGGACCACAACGAGTACAGGAAGGGTAAGGCGAAGGACGCTACGGACGCACAGAAGGGCATTAGTGAGAGGATGCTACGTAACGCTAGGGCATTGGACCCTAAGGTCAAGAAGTAATCGACAGTGTGCTACCAAAGGGCCACAATACGGGAGTGATCGGAAATGGCAGGGGTTAATATCAAGCTTCTTCCGTGGCAGGAGGAAATAATCAATGACGATGCGCGATTCAAGGTAATTGCCGCTGGTCGTCGCTGTGGTAAGACACACTTCGCCGCAGTTACTCTAATCCTCGCCGCCTTAGACGGCCAGCCGGGGATGACAATGTACGTGGGCCCTACGATGGGCCTAGCACGGGACCTAATGTGGGACAAGTTGTTCGAGTTGGCCGGCGATATCATCGAAGGGTCTAACGTCAACAACCTTGAGATCACATTATCGGGTGGAAACAAGATCACCCTGAAGGGTAGTGACCGTCCAGACACGCTACGAGGATACAGTATTAAACATCTGGTCCTTGACGAGTTCGCGTTCCACAAGGAAGGCGTATTTGATACCATCCTACGTCCCGCACTAGCGGACAGGAAAGGGAGCGCGTTGTTCATCAGCACACCGGAGGGACGTAACTCCTTCTATGACGTGTACATGAATGGCGAGACGGGTAAGAAGGGGTGGAAGTCGTGGCATCTAACGTCACGCGATAACCCCCTGCTGGACCCTGAGGAACTAGAAGCCGCCAAGGAGACTATGGCAGGCTGGCAGTACCGACAGGAATTTGAGGCTAGCTTCGACGCTAAGGGCAGTGAGTTCTTCGATCCAGAGGAGTTTGAGTTCTACGAAAAGCGGAACACGGAAGCTGGCGGTGACTACTACATTGCCATTGACTTGGCTGGCTTTGAGTCAGACAGGGGTAACAAGACCAAGCGCAGGGATAACAGCGCAATGGCTATCGTATTTGTAGATGATGCAGGTACGTGGCATGTAGAGGACATCGAACACGGGCGGTGGACACTGGACGAGACAGCCGAGAAGATCTTCAAGGCAGTCGAGCGGTACAAGCCAATCAGCGTGGGCATAGAGAAGGGCATAGGCCAGCAGGCCGTCATGTCTCCTCTTCAGGATATCATGCGCCGCACGCACCGTGTGTTCCGTATCGATCTACTGTCCCACGGGAACCAGAAGAAAGAAGATAGAATACTCTGGGCCTTACAAGGCCGCTTTGAGCACAAGAAGATCAGACTGAAGAAAGGGGATTGGAACGTAACCTTCGTTGACGAGGCGTCAGCGTTCCCGTCCAAGCTAGTACACGATGACCTACTGGACGCGTTAGCGTATATTGACCAGATGGCTGTTGTACCATACTCAAGCGACTTAGACATAGAAGACGAATGGATTCCACATTGTGCCGTAACAGGCTACTAGGAGATTACATGAAGCATTGCAGATGGTGTGACTCCGACAAACCTGTCGAGGAGTTCCACAAACACAAGAGGATGAAAGACGGCAGGATCAACAAGTGTCGTACCTGTGTTCAGGACTCGGTTGCCCAGTGGCGTATAGACAACCCCGGCTGTCGAGCTAAAGAACACGCACGCAACGCAGAGAGGAAGGGAATACGAACACGTCAGGAATGGCGTGAGGATGTAAGCAAGAACGCTATAGGTAGAAAGGCTACTATCACAAAGTACACGCACAAGAGACGGGCGCAGACTCAGCATACGGACGAGCTAACAGAGTTCGCTATGGAAGAGATGTCAAAGATGGCTGGACTCCGAGAGGAAGCTACTGGCTTTAAGTGGCACATAGATCACATCGTACCCTTGAACCATAAGGAAGCGTGCGGTCTCCACCACTACACAAACCTAAAGCTAGTACCTGCATTATGGAATGTCAGGAAAGGCAACCGATCGTTTGAGGAATGGACATATGAGTGACATAGATATTTTTGCAGACGAGTTTGACGGTCAGGTGTCCTACGAGGGCGCTCTCGCCGAGTGGGTAATGGGTAAGTGTCAGACTTGGCGCGACCATTACGAATCCAACTATAGCCAGAAGCACGACGAGTACATGCGACTCTTCCGCAACAAGTGGTCCGCTGAGGACAGCGAGCGCGGCTCTGAGCGCTCTAAGCTTATCGCCCCTGCGTTAGCACAGGCTGTTGAATCTAACGTAGCCGAGGTCGAAGAAGCCACGTTCGGTCGTGGTAAGATCTTTGACGTACGGGACGACATTGCCGACGAGCAGACAGAGGACATGGTCTTCCTGCGAAAGAAGTTACACGAAGAGTTTCACCACGCTCGAGTACGTAGCTCTATGGCTGAGGTACTGGTCAACGCGGCAGTGTACGGCACGGGTATTGCAGAGATCACCATTGAGTAGCGTAAGATATACACTCCCGGAAGTCGCCCTATGATGGACGGCGCTATGGACGAGATCGGCGTAACCGAGACGTACAAGCCTATTGTAAAGTTAAACCCAGTACAGCCTAAGAACTTCCTGATTGACCCAGCGGCTAACGCAGTGGATGACGCATTAGGTTGCGCTATCGACGAGTATGTCTCACGTCACATCGTAGAGGAGTTGCAAGAGCAGGGCATCTACAAGGACGAAGAGTTCGTAGGAGAAGCCGCCAGTGAAGAAGAGATTGAGTTCGACTTATCAGTGGACAGCAAACCCAAGGACCGTATTCGACTCACCAAGTACTACGGCAAAGTTCCCCGAGACTACCTCATTGCAGAAGGAGTGGAGGAAGACGAAATCGGAGAGCCGGGCCACTACGTGGAAGCCATTGTTGTCCTCGGTAACGAGAGCACAGTATTAAAGGCTATCCCGTCACCTTACATGTGTCAAGACCGACCCGTGGTTGCCTTCCAGTGGGATGTAGTACCTAGCATCTTCTGGGGACGCGGAGTCTGTGAGAAAGGCTACATGAGCCAGAAAGCTTTGGACGCTGAGCTACGCGCACGTATTGATGCGTTAGCACTTACGACACATCCTATGATGGCAGTGGACGCTACACGCATCCCACGAGGCCACAAGCTCGAAGTACGTCCGGGGCGTATGCTACTCACAAACGGCGCTCCTCAGGAAGCACTCATGCCATTCAACTTCGGCAACCTCAACGCTATTACGTTCGAGCAGGGCAACCAGTTACAACAGATGGTTAGCCAAGCTACAGGCGCTGGCGATGCACAACAAGCTAACATGAACGACGTCACAGCCGCAGGGCAGTCAATGTCTCAGGGCGGTGTCATGAAGCGGCAGAAGCGAACCTTGGTTAACTTCCAAGAGAACTTCCTGCTTCCCTTCGTCAAGAAGGCGGCGTTCAGATATATGCAGTTTAACCCGGAAGAGTATCCGATTGGCGACTACAACTTCATCCCGTTCTCTAGCCTTGGCGCTATGGCGCGTGAGTACGAAGTTGCACAGCTCAGTCAGATCCTTCAGGTTATCCCGCCCGACTCACCGGCACATGGAGCTGTACTTAAAGGGATCATTGATCACCTCAACGTCAGCAACCGTGAAGAGTTAATTGCCGCAATCGAAGCAGGTAGCCAACCAGACCCAGCCGCACAGCAAGCTCAGCAAGAGCAACAGCAGATGCAGATGGCTATTACGCAGGGTCAGATACAGTTGCTCAACGCGCAGGCGTCTGAGTCATCAGCACGAGGCCAGAAGTACGGAGTGGAAGCACAGATGATTCCTCAGGAGTTGTCGTTAAAGTATGCTGACACAGACGGCGACGGAAAGGCTGATGACAGGGACTTCGAGAAGCGCATCCGCATGGCAGAGCTAATGCTCAAAGAACGCCAAGTGGAAGGCAAGGAGCGAGTAGAGATGGAAGGAGCCAAAGCGAAAGCTGAGGCTGAGTTAGTTAAACAGCTCACAGCAGAAGCTCCTACTGGACCACCTACGGGTCCTCAACATCAAGGATAACTTAACCCAAGGAGAACACAATGACTAGTAAAGCTAGGAGAGTAGGCGCACGGAAAGGACTAAGCGCGAAGAAGACAATAGAAGAGAAAAGCGCAGACTTGGCTGACTCAAAGTCAGATATGAAGCCAGTAGGGTCATCTGGACCCAGACCTACGGAAGGACCGAAGCCTTCGATGAAGAAGCCGCCCGTAGCTGACTGTAGAGGTTGGGGAGGCGTAAGCAACGCAAAGACTAATAACCGAGGCGGCAGGAGAGGCCGTTAACATTAAGCAAACATGACCTCAAGGAGAGATAATCATGGTAACTGAGCAGAAGTTTACAGAGCTAGTAGAATCAACAACCAAGTACCTTCAAGACCTGCTGAATCGCGTCGCTAAGCTAGAGGCTGATCTGGAAGCGATAAAGAAGGAGAAGAAGGGGACGGCTAAATGACAACAGACGCTCAGTACTTTGAAGAAGCGAGAGACCTGTTCCTACAACCGGGATGGGTTACGTTCCAAGAGGAGATTGAAGAAGCATCAGAGTTGTTGACCTTAGAGAGTTGCACAACAGTCGAGGAGTTCTGGCAGGCACGCGGAAGGCTATCAGTCTTGCGGCAGTTAGCTAGATACGAGATCGGCGTGCTGGCCGCTGAGGACTCGCACGATGCGTAAGATATTTGATATAAGTTGCACAGTGTGTAACACAGAACGTGAGGAGTTTGGCTACCTCGACGACGCTTTCCGGTGCGGCGAGTGCGGAGCGGAAGCCAAACGAATCATTAGTCCTGTCCGATGCCAGCTTGATGGAGCCTCTGGGGATTTCCCCGGCGCGGCCATGAAGTGGGAGAAGCGGCATAACAGCCCCAAAGGACGGAACTATAATCAGGGCGGTAGCTTCTAAGCCAGAAGTCGCCCTTACCTACTAACCCCTCCCTAAATGGGATAAAGGAGTTTAATAATATGGCTACCATTGTAGATGCTCAAGACTTTGTAAAGAAGGCAATTCCATTTGAAGAGAACGAAGCCGAAGAGACCACAGAAGAGTTCGCTACTCTTGAAGAGGCACCCGCTGAAGCGGAAGCCCCTGTGGAACCAGAGGTAGAGGCTCCCTCAGAAGAGGATCTTCCAGAGAAGTACAAGGGCAAATCAGCGTCAGACATTGCTAGGATGCACCAAGAGTTAGAGAAGCGGCTGGGCCAACAGTCTTCGGAAGTTGGAGAACTCAGACGTCACTTTGACGACTATGTCCAAAGCAACGTACAGGCGCAACAGTCTGCACCGGAAGTAGTAGAGGAAGTAGACTTCTTCGCTGATCCGAATGCGGCTATGGCGAAAGCAATCGAGAACCATCCCACTCTCAAGCAAGCCCAACAGGTTGCGGCGGAGATGGCTAAGTCACAGGCACT